CTTCTCTGCTGAAGAGGAAGGCTATGAGGCATTCAAGGAAGAGGCATCATTTGACAGCCTCGATGAAGATGAAGTAGAATCACATAAGGCTGTTGGAGCCACTGATTTTTAATAATTACTAGGGAGTACCTAAGATGATTACTTTGGAAGAACTTGAGAACCGCATTGATAAGGCTCAATCTACTCTTGCTACGATGCAGGATGTTGTGCAGGGTCTTAAGACTAACATTGAGGAACTTAAAGAGGAACAAAAGGAACCTATTTTCGATCTCTATGAGTGGAACCCATGCACCATTAAATTACCTGATCATGTGCTGCAAGATAGCTATTGTGACTTTGTTGCAGTCATGCTGATGCGTAAGGATGTCTATAAGGAATACTGTAAAGATGTAGAAAGTATTCCTGTAGATGCCTATAGTGTGCAAGATGGTAGCCTCTTTATTGGTTACATGTACTTTTCGCCTAAGGATGCTAAACCTACCTTCAAGTACCCTAGTGGAGCTCTTATCTTTGATAAGGGCAGTGAAGAGAAGCTAGACCCTAAGAATTATTACTTTAAGTACGTCTTTGGTGGTATCTAATGACCACCCGCAGTGCAGCATACAGCAAAGCTAAAAGGCACAACGCGGGTACCTACAGATCAGGACTTGAGGAGAAGAATTCAGACTTCCTCAAGTCCTTTTCTATTGAGCCACACTATGAGGAACAGTACTTAGAGTATGTCGTTCCTCAGAGTACTCACAAGTATACCCCTGATTTCGTGTTGCCTAATGGCATCATTATAGAAACTAAGGGTGTCTGGGATGCTGAAGATAGGAAGAAGCATTTATTAATCCGTGAGCAACATCCTGAGTTAGATATCCGGTTTGTCTTTAGTAGAAGTAAGACGTACATTTATAAGGGATCGTCTACTACTTACGCTAGCTTCTGCAACAAGAACGGCATTAAGTTTGCCGATAAGCTGATCCCCGAAGAATGGCTTAAAGAGAAACCTAAAGATATCCCTGAGGGAATCTTGAAGAACAAGAATAATAACAATAACAACAAGAGAATTAATAAATGACTACTACCTTTAAGGAACCACTGATTGACTACCATAGAAACTTTGTTAAGTTCAAGTCTCGCAGTTCTACGGATTATCTGGTGGTTCACTGCAGCGCTACTCAAAATAAGCCTGAGTACACTTGGAAAACTATTGATCAAATGCATCGTCAAAGGGGATGGCTTGGTATAGGCTATCACTTTGTCATTCTTACGGATGGAACTATTCAAAATGGCAGACCCCTTGAAGCTATTGGCAGTCACGTTCTGGGTTATAATGATGACAGTGTTGGCATTTGCCTTATTGGGGGGACTGATCGTAACGGTAAGTCTGTAGACAACTTTACAGAGAAGCAAAAGGAATCTCTTAAGAAACTTTTAGACTGGCTTAAGAGTAAGTATCCTAAAGCTAAGGTCTTAGGGCATAGAGATTTCCCCGGGGTAGCTAAAGACTGCCCTTGCTTTGATGTTCAGTCGTGGTACGGCCGTGGTGCTGTCTACGTTATCTATGAAGATGCAAGTTCTCTTGATAGATGCAAGTTGTCTCAAACTGATCTTAAGGAAGCCAATGGGACACTTGAGTTCACTAAAGGTGACTTAGTTCGTATCGCATAAAATCTCCACTACTAGAGAGAAGAATAAACTATGTGGGAGAAGGTAGCCATACTAGCAGTAGTCTTAGCTTTCATTACAGGTGTCATTGGTGGCAGGAAATATGAAAGCAATAAGCACACTGAAGAGCTTGTAGCTATTCAAGCTCAGAATGAAGTCAAACTAAAGGAGCTAACAGCTAGGAAAGATGAAACAATTAGCCTTATCATTAAAAGTAAAGCTTCTGATGCTGCTGACTTGGCTGCCATTACTAAACATGTTAATCGGTTGCAGTACAACCTCAGTAGCACCGATAGAAAGCTTCTCAGGGATGCCTCAGGAGCTAATGCAAAGTCAGTCGAAGCGTGTAGACAGTTACTCTCAGAGAGTGCAGAACTTCATAGAGAAGGTGCTGAATTACTCAGAGACCTCAACACGAGACTAGAGGCTTTTATCAAACTTAATTCTACCTCTCCGTAATATAATTGGACAATATACCATTCTTCTAAAGTGGCTTATGTAGGTTCGAATCCTACCGGAGAGACCAAATATTTTAGGTGATTGACGGAATTGGCAGACGTTCTATGCTTAAACCATAGTGCCTTAAGGCGTAGGGGTTCGAATCCCCTATCACCTACCAAAGCTATACCATAGTAAACACTAAGGGAAACCATAATTATGGAACCTATTGAACGTAAATCAGATTGGCATTATCCTGATGGAGATTCATATCGTGATGAGCTTCACAACAATCAGAAAGAGAAGTGGGAGTATGAATATGAAGCCTTCCTAGATTCTGAAGATGATGCTGAGGATGAGATTGATGAGGAGGATGATGAAGATGAGCGATGATCCTATCTCTAAGGTCTATTGCGTAGGTAACTCTAAAGCTATCATTCGTGCACGCTGGAATAACCTCTATACGTTTGAATTGGAGTACCCTCGTTTCATCCATAGTGAATTCATGACACACAGGTGCCTCACTGCAGATACGGTGCTGACTTTCGATCTCCCTAGTGGGAGTAGAGGTCGTAAGTGCAAAGCCTATCAAATGACTATTGGAGATTTTTGGGATAAGTGGGAAAATGGTAGTTCCCCTCATGCTACTCGATGGGGCGGAGTACGGCGATACGACATGAAAGGTCGTTTGAACAAGATGCGTCTTCGTTCTGTGGATGAGTCTACGATGGAAGTTACTCACACGACCATTACTGATTGTTGGAAGGTTGGTGTTAAGCCTGTGTATAAGATTACAGCAGGAGACTTCTCCGTCACTTGCACCGCAGACCATCTAATTCTTACTGATAGTGGTTGGAAGGAGTTGCAGGACATTGCTGTAGGTAGAGATAAGGTGTACTGCAATACTCGTAAGAAGTATACAGAACCTCGTTTTGATCCTTACAAGAAGATTAATGGAGAATGGGTTTCTCGTTGGAATGCAGAGGTTAAGCCTGAAGTGTCTGAAAGGCAGGGGTTCCGATGTGCCGACTGTGGTGCTGAGGATAAGCCTTTAGAGATTCACCATGTGATTCCTAAGCATGAAAACCCTGACCTTGCTTTTGACATTGATAATGTGGTAGCTCTTTGTAATGAGTGCCATAAGATCAGGCACAGCCGACAAGGTTGGCAAGGTGCTAGTCAGTGCAACCTCATGGCTGTGGTAGTTGATTCGATTGAATACGTTGGTGAAGAAGAGGTTTTCGATATTTCGGTTTCCTCTGATTATCATAACTTCTTGGCAAACGGTATTACGGTTCATAATTGCTTCAGCCGCAATGCTAGTAGCTCGCGTGCGGTACCTGTAGAGCGAACTATTCAGAATATCTTGAATGATCCTTGGGTGCCTTCGGATGTCTATAAGAATTGCAAGGGCATGCAAGGCAAAGATATTGTCAATGAAGAGGACTATGATATCTTTTGTGAAGAGTGGCAAGATGCTGCATTTAAGGCAATCGAGGTTGCTCATAAGATGATTGACAATGGGTTTCATAAGCAGCACATCAATCGCATCCTTGAGCCCTTCACTAAGATTAAAGTTATTGTCACTGCTACTGAGTGGAGCAATTTCTTTGATCTCCGGTTGTCTCCTGATGCTGATCCAGAGATCCAGCACCTTGCTAAGGCTATTAAGATGGCTATGAATGCCGTTAGCAACACCTACCTTTATATCAATGCTCACGGGGGGCGTACGCTTCCATATGTGAACTTTGATGAGATGGATGCTATCGATGATCTGCGGATTCTCACACTTATCTCTGCTGCACGTTGTGCCCGAGTGTCTTACCTTAATCACGATGGGTCTAAGCCGAATATCCTAAAGGATCTTACTCTTGCTAAGCGGCTTATTGATAGTGGGCATATGACACCTTTTGAACATCAGTGCCGATACAGCTTTGATACAGGCTTTCAATATAATCTTCGTGATTTCCAAAGTGCACGTTATATGCTAGATCATGGAATCGACCTTTCTGCGCCATGAGCCTTGTCCTAACTGCGGCTCTAGTGATGCTCTTGCTGTTTTTAGTGACGGTCATAAGTATTGCTATAGCTGTACCACTTATTTTAGACCTGATGGATCTTTGGACAAACCCAAGGGGGTAAAGATGTCAGCATCCAATATGATTCCTTTAGAGGAACTACAGATCTCTGCTTTGCCTGCTAGGGGTATCACTAAAGATACTTGTACTAAGCTAAAGTATTTCGTGGGGGAGTATAAGGGTAACCCTTGTCAAGTGGCTTGCTACTATGATGACAAGGGTTCTCTTGTAGGACAAAAGCTTAGATTCCCTGATAAGTCTTTTGCTGTACTAGGGAAGATCTCTGGGTGCCTCTATGGTTCTCAGTTGTGGTCTAGTGGTAAGAAACTAGTAATCACTGAGGGTGAGATAGATGCCCTTAGTGTGTCTCAAATGCAAGGCAATAAGTGGCCTGTAGTGTCTATTCCTAATGGTGCTCAGGCTGCTAGGAAAGCCATTGAAGCTAACCTAGAGTATCTAAATAACTTTGAAGAGATCATCCTAATGTTTGATATGGATGATCCGGGACGTAAAGCATGTGAAGATTGTGCAAAGATTCTCCCAGTGGGTAAAGCGTACATTGCTAATCTACCTCTTAAGGATCCTAATGAGTGTCTTAAGGCTGGGAGATCAGGTGACCTTGTATCGGCCATATGGAACGCTAAGCCTTACAGACCTGATGGAATTGTTTCAGGTCAAGATCTCTATGAGAAGTGTGTGGAAGGTCTTGATAGTCTTAAAGACAGTGTGGCCTATCCTTTTCAAGCTCTCCAAAGCAAGACAAACGGTGCTAGACACGGTGAGCTTTATGTCATTACCTCAGGATCAGGCATGGGAAAATCCACTCTACTCAGAGAGCTTGAATATTTCTTTGGTGTCTCTAAAGGCGAGACTTGTGGCGTGGTTGCTCTTGAGGAATCTACAGCAAAGACGGGACTTGAACTTATGTCCATATTTCTTAATAGACGTCTCATTATCAGCGGGGATCCCGATAGTGTTTCTAAAGAAGAACTCAAGAGTGCTTTTGATGCCACGATTGGCAACGGAAAGTTCTTCCTCTATGATCACTTTGGATCACTTGATTCTGGGAATCTGCTTAGTAAGCTTAGATACATGATCGTAGCTTTAGGATGCAAGAGAATCTTCCTAGACCATATCTCTATTGTTGTCTCTGGTATGGACAATAGTGACGATGGCGGGGAGCGTAAAGCTATTGACAAACTAATGACAAACCTTAGATCCCTTGTTGAAGAAACAGGGTGTACTATGTATGTCGTTAGTCACCTTAAGCGCCCCGATAAGAAAGGTCACGAAGAAGGAGCTCAGGTGTCTTTAAGTCAACTTAGGGGTTCCGGTGCTATCGCTCAGCTTGCAGATATGGTGATTGGCCTGGAGAGGAATCAACAGGGAGATAATCCTAATGTCATGGCCATTAGAGTACTTAAGAATCGTTTCAGTGGTTTGACTGGTATAGGTGGTTATCTTTATTATGATCCCGAAACAGGCCGACTAAAGGACTACGATTGCCCATTTGAGGATGAAAAAAATGAGTTTTAAAGAGTTTATTTCCCCACTTACTTTCTGGTATTACGACAAGGACATGTCTCTTACGGATCGTGCCCTCTCATGCTTTTGGTTTATCCTGTTGCTTCCTATAGCACCTGTGATTCTAGCCGCTGAGCATGAGCATTCTGCTGAGTACAGAGACCTCAGCTGTCTGGTATTCAAGATCTACGTGATTGCAATGTGGGTGATCTCTACTACAGTAGCTTTCCTTTTAATGTTCCTGTAGGATCTTTTTAGCAAGGCTATTTAAGAAATAAGCAAAGCTATTTAAGAAATAAGCAAAGCTATTTAAGGAATAGAAAATGCTGACAATTAAAGACAAACATATCATTACTGATATCGAAACCAATGGACTATTGGATACCGTAACTAAATTCTGGTGCGCATGGATCTACGATAGTGCCTCTCAGGAGTACAAAGGATATAAGGATCTCGATGAATACATTGATGCTCTTAATGTATATGGTACTAGCGGTTATAACTTGGTATTTCACAATGGTATCAAGTACGATGTCCCTTGTCTTAAGCGACTATCAGGTAAAGACTTTGTATTTGATCCTAGGGATTGTGTTATCGATACACTTGTCTATGCTCGTCTAGTTTGGAGTAACATTAAAGATCTCGATATGGGCTTAATTCGTTCTGGGAGGCTTCCTAAGGATCTCTTTGGTTCCCATTCATTGAAAGCCTATGGCTATCGTATGCGTGAACTAAAGGGCACCTATGGGGAACAGGAGGAGGCTTGGGACAGCTTCTCAGAAGAGATGTACAAGTACAACCATCAGGACGTAGTTGTCACTAAGATGCTCTTTGATAAACTCTTAGGCAAAGGGTATCCTTGGGAGGCCGTACAGCTTGAGCACGATATTGCATGGGTTATGGCTAAGCAGGAGCGTAATGGTTTTGTCTTTGATAGAGATAAAGCTGTAGTTCTCTATAGTGAACTTGCGGGACGCAGAGATGAGTTGACTAAAGAGCTGCAAGATAGTGTCCCTCCTCTATTGACTGGCTATAAGGTCTACAAGAGAGACAACGCTAAGAAAGGTATTAAAGCAGGTGTACAGTATCCTGTTTATGAAACCTTTAATCCCAATAGTCGACAACAGATTGCTAAGGTTCTCATTGAACAAGGATGGGAGCCTCAGGAGGTGACTGATACGGGGTTGCCTAAGGTTGATGAAGAAACCCTAAAGACTGCTAAAGATATCCCTATGACTAGCAAGATCCTAGAGCTTCTCATGTTAAACAAACGTATTGGTCAGCTTGCTGAGGGTAGTAATGCGTGGCTAAAGCTGATGAAGGAGGATCCTAATGATCACCTATGGCGTATTCATGGTTCCGTTAACCCTAATGGTGCTGTCACTGGGCGTGCAACTCATAGTTATCCTAATGTTGCTCAAGTTCCTGCCAATAGAGCTCCTTACGGGAGACTATGCAGGGAGCTATTTACTGTTCCGAAAGGTTGGTATGAAGCTGGTATTGATGCTTCTGGGCTTGAGTTGCGTTGCCTCGGCCATTTCCTATCTCCTTATGATAATGGGGCATATGTAAAGGAGATCCTATCAGGTGATATCCATTCGCATAACCAAAAGATGGCAGGGCTTGCAACAAGAGACAACGCCAAGACGTTTATTTATGGCTTCCTTTGATAGGAGGAAGTAAAAGGCATTGAAAACGGTAGACGAACTCTATGAGTCAATACCGTGCTAAACTTTTAGATAGGAAATAAGATGGCTAATAGGTCAAACCACGATAAATATACTGAGGATTCCCAATATAAATATGGGAGTGGTTTCTTTAGGCGAGAAGGAGCTAAGATTAAAGAAGCTGTCAGGTATTGTGAGCGTTGTGGTAAAGACCTAAAGAACGCAGGACGTTATTCTTGAGTAGTCCATCACAAGGATCACAATAGAAAGAACAATACTCTAGAAAACTATGAGTTGCTCTGTAAAGCATGCCACCAAAAGGAGCATGAGTGTCATAAGAAACTCAATGTTAAAGAGTGGATTAGAACTTGTTGGTTCTGTGGTGAATCTTTTGCTACCAAGACATACAATAAAGAATTCTGTCCTGAGTGTAGAAAGATTTGGAGAAATAGCTTCAAAGGAAACTACACAAGAGAAGAAGCAAAGCCTCTTATTCTAGCTAGAAGGAAGTGTAACGACTATCCCGAAAGGGAGTAGAACCAAGCGGTTCGAAGCGGTGCCTCTCTAGAAATAGAGAATGAGATAGTCTACTCTCATAGGCGACTATGAGCAGGGTTTTATCCCGGGCTAGGATTAGCGACCCTAGCTGAATACAAGGTATGGAGCAGGGAATGAAAAGATTGGTGAGATTGTTGGAGGCAGTGCAGCGGAAGGGAAAGCTCTTAAAGAAAAGTTCCTTAAGTCTCTGCCGGCACTTAAAGAGTTTATTAGTGATATCTCTAATTGTCTTGTCTCCTCTTCAGAGTGGGTAGGGGGTACTCATAAAGTGAAGTGGCGTAAGCGGTATCATCCTGATAGTCCTCAGCTTGAGATCACTCATTGTGTCTTAGGTTTGGACAGACGGGTGATCTATGTTCGCTCTGAGCACTCAGCTTTGAATGCTCTGTTGCAATCTGCAGGGGCACTCATTTGTAAGAAATGGATGTGCCTTGTAGAAGAGAATATGCGTAAGGCTGGCTATAGGCACGGCTGGGATGGTGACTTTGCTATGATGGCCTTCATCCATGATGAGGCCCAGATAGCTTGTCGCACTAAGGAAATCGCAGAGGACTGCGTAAGGATTGCTCAAGAATCCATGAGACAAACTCAGGAATTCTTTGGGTTCCGTTGTCAACTTGATACTGAAGGAAAGATTGGCTGTAACTGGGCAGCTTGTCATTAATTACTACTATGGAAAACACTGGTATGACTAAAGAAACTAAGGCAGCACTGCTGCGTGACTATAAGGCTCCTAAGAATGACGTTAAGCACATCCATATTATGTGGAAGTGGAAGGTGCATCATGATCACTATGGTGCAATGCCTGCCTATGGTGCTCTTGTGACACTCAATGGTGAGCCTATTCTTGACTACAATCCTGAGCCCTGTACGGTAAACGATTGGACACCTGAAGAGATTATTCATGACCTCCTGATGAAGCTTGGTTATAGTGTTATCTCTGATACAGCTACTTATGAGGAGGACTGCTATGAAGATGCCTAAGTATTTCTATACAGAAGAGAAGAGTACTGGGGAGATTATTGTTCACAAGCGTAACGCTGAGATGAGTAACTACTGCAGTGCTCTTGCTTACATTGGTGAAGTCCATCCTAAACTTCAGTCAGACTATTGTCGATACAATGCACGAATGATTGCTGAGATGGCCTCCCGAGGTCACATTACGTCAATCAATAAGTACATTCGACAGGCAGGCAATCGATGGCTGCTTACTCGTTCTGGAGCTGAGCTTGCATCATCCTATGAGCGCTACTAAAGAATACATTGGGCTGATAGACGGAGATCTATTGGCCTATAAAGCCTCTTCAGCTGTCCAAAAGGATATCTATTGGGGAGATGGTCTATATACTTGTCATGCTTATTTGGATGACGCAATAGATCAATTTGAAGAGATTATTGGGGGTATTAAAGGTATACTAAAGACAAACCATAATGTCGAAATGAATGACTATTCGTTTGTCTTTAGTGATCCTAATGATAACTTTAGGAAGCACTTAATGCCTGATTATAAAAACAATAGGCTTGATAAAAGAAAGCCTACTTGCTACTATGGATTAGTGGATTGGATCAGAAATAACTATGAATCTAAATCTAGTGAATCTCTAGAAGCTGATGATGTAATTGGTATTAATAGTACCCCTGATACAACCTTAATTGTGTCAATGGATAAGGATTTCAAAACTCTTCCTACTCATTTCTATAGAGTAAATGAAGATCAAATCTATTGGATTGACGAAGATAAAGCTAACTATTGGCATATGTTTCAGACACTAGTAGGAGACACTGCTGATGGCTATAAAGGTTGCCCCGGTATTGGAGCAGTAAGAGCAGAGAGGATCCTTAAGGATGTCCCTCAGGATAAACTATGGGAGACTGTAGTTAATACCTACAAGAAAGCTGGTCTTACTGAAGATGATGCTTTGCTGCAAGCTAGAATGGCCTATATTCTTCGACAAGGGGACACTAAAGATACCCTTTGGACACCTGATAAAATCGTCCCTATTAAGACGACAGATAGTTGATAATAAATTCACCACACTAGGAGATAGATAATCGTGAAAGACGAATCTATGAAAGTTGATATCAAAGATACCACTAAAAGTGATCCTGATGAACCACTCTTCGACAACTTTCCGGCTGTCCCGAAAGACTTGTTGGAGGGACTTCAGAAGATCTTTGATGTACGCAAGATGATCCGCTATAAGCCTACCATTGATTACTGTGGTGGCGTACAGGATGTACTTGACTTCCTTGAAAATAAGTTCAATGAACAAAACCATATAGGTGATTAAAATCGGTGCATTGTTTTCAAAGCCTAAGACACCTGAAGTGAAAGTTCAGGCACCTGCCTTAGACAACCCTGTAGTTGAACCTCAGGAACCGGAGCTTGGTGCTCAGGAGACTAAAGAACAGAAGGCTCGTAAGGGTAAGAAAGGTCTTAAGGTATCCTTAGACAAAGCTAAGGATGTAGGCACTAACGTAGTGTAAAAAATTAAAAAAGGATGACGAATACTATGGGGGACTATAGGGGGTCTATAGGTAAACTTTATGTTAAACCTATTGTAGACTTAAAGACAGCTATGGAGGCTCTAGATAAATGTATGGAATCTATTATAGATAATCCTAATAATTTATCCTTCATAAGAAACTTAGATAAAGACTATATTAGGTCTTTTGTTAAAGATGTAGTATTGAATAATAACCAATATGATTATCGTATTATTGGTTTCTATAGTCAATCTGCAGATGAACTAGTGGGATGCTGTTTGTTATCCTATGGTTACCCTTGGTATTCTGATAAGCAAAGAATCCTTAATGAAGAATGGACTGTATCTTTTAAAAGAGGAGCAGGCATTGCTAGAGCATTGTCTGATTATTTAATTGATTGTCTAAAGAATGATGAGTGTGACTATATTCAAACTGGGAGTGTCAATGATTGGTGTGCTCCTATGTTAAAGAATAGTTATGTCTCTAAAGGATTCCGTATTTATAATTGCTATTATTTAAGTAAAGAGGATATTAATGGGCTTCTTCCATAAAATCAGTAAAGCCTTTAAGAAAGTAATTAGGGTCGCCACTGGTGGCCTTATTGGTGGCCACAGTAACTCTGGTCAATCGACTACTGAAGCGCCTGCTCCTGAGTTAGGGTTTGTGGATGCAGATACGCATAACACTACTGAAGCAGAATCAGAGAAGCAACAGTTAACTAAAGGAAAGAAGAGAGGCAAGAAGTCTCTTAAGGTTGACCTGACTGGTGCCGGGGGTACGGGACGTAATATTGTGTAATAATGGCAGAAACTAAACTAGATAATCAAACTGCTGAAGGTGCACAAAAGGTATACGAAAGATTGTCTACGGACAGAGATCAGTATACCCAGAGAGCAGAGAAGAATGCTACCTATACTATCCCTCAGTTGTTCCCTAAGGAATCTGATGATGGTGGCACTGCCTATACGACACCTTATAATTCTATTGGGGCTAGAGGTCTCAATAACTTAGCATCTAAGTTGTTGTTATCTTTGCTTCCCCCGGGTCAGCCTTTCTTTAGACTTGGGTTAGATACTGCATCTAATGAGGCACTACAGGCATCTGGCAATGATCAGGTTAAGGATACCATAGAGTACGGCTTGTCTATGATGGAGGCTGCTATGGTGAAGTATATGGAGCATAATGGTCTTAGACCTACGCTCTTTGAGTGCATCAAACAGCTCATTATTGCTGGCAATGCGTTGCTCTTTTTGCCTCCTCTAGAGGGTGGCATGAAGTGCTACACTCTCAGAAACTTTGTAGTTGAAAGAGATGCTATCGGCAATGTACTTCAGATTGTCGCTAGAGATACTTTAGCTCAGGGGACTATCCCTCCGAGTATCTTAAGTCTCTTAGGCAATGCAGGTAATGAGGTTAATCGTTCTGAGAAGGTTAACATCTACACTCATACCTATCTTGTCCGTGGGGATACCTTAGAGGGATCCACTTGGGAATCCTATCAGGAAGTAAATAACACCATTATCCCCGGATCAGAACAGACGTATCCCTATGGCAAATGTCCTTGGATCCCTGTGAGATTCACTAAGAAAGATGGGGAATCCTATGGTCGATCCTTTGTTGAAGATTACCTTGGTGACTTGATCTCTTTAGAGAACCTTCAGCATGCCATTAACGATATGGCTATGATTTGTGCTAAGGTATTGTACCTAGTGTCTCCTTCCTGTCAGACTAACATTAAGGCTCTTACTAAAGCTGAGAATGGGGCTTTCGTAAGAGGTCGACAGGACGATATTGTTGCAATGCAGACAAACAAACAGACTGACCTTCAGGGCTGCTATGTGGTATCTCAGGGTATCGAACAGAGATTGTCTTATTGCTTCATGCTTAATTCTAGTGTGCAACGGCAGGCTGAGAGGGTTAAATAAAAGTGGCTCTCTATAAATTCTACTAATTCGGTGAACATCCCTCTGGGACAATACCGAGCTAACGAGGTTTTTAACTATGAGAAAAACCAACCTTAATGAATTATTACCTTTTCCATGTGTCCATAATTATACCTTATTTGAAGATGGAACAATCTTTAATGAGGATAATGGCAAATGGATTAAAGGTACATCTATAACCAAGACAAACAGATATGTGAAGGTACATTTAGGTGCAGATCATTGCTCTAAGTTTATCCCTTTGCATCGTCTTGTTGCTCAAGCATTTATTCCGAATCCTAATAATTACCCTCAAGTTAATCACAAGGATGGGAACCGTTATAACAACTCTGTGGGCAACCTAGAGTGGTGTACTGCTAAACAGAATATTCGACACTGTTGGGGCAACGGTTTACACATGGAACAACATGGGGAACTTATTGGGACGCATAAGCTAACTACGGAAGAAGTACTCTTTATTTACAAATTCCGAGATAGTGGATTGACGCCTACACAGTTTAAGAATCGCCACAAAATAGACGTTTCTCGTGGGACTATCCAAAATATTTGGAAGGGTAAATCTTGGGCTAGGGTTACAGGTGCTAAGAAGGTTAAGTGAGTGTAACGACTATCCGAAAGGAGTAGAGCCAAGTGGCTCGAAATGTAGAAACCTTTAGGTAAGATATAGTCTATTCTTATAGGTAACTATAAGTGGGGAAGTAACGCCTCCCCGATAATATTAAAGAACAGCAGAAGAAATCAGATATATGGCTCAGGAACTTGAGGATACCTTAGGGGGTGTCTATAGTCTCCTGTCTCAGGAACTTCAGTTGCCTTTAGTGTCCTGTATCTTCAATCAGATGCAGTCTAATGGCAGCCTTCCGACTATCTCTGAGCAGTTCGCTACGATTGAACCTACGGTCATCACTGGTGTTGATGCCTTGGGTCGTGGTCATGACTTTGCTAACTTGTCTCAGGCACTTCAGGTACTTGCTCAGTTCCCTGATATCATGCAGATGATCAATCAGCAGAACTTAGCTATGCGTATCTTCACGAGTGCTCAGATTGATGCTACGGGTCTCGTTAAGTCTCCTGAACAGGTTGCTAAGGAACAGCAGGCAATGATGGAACAGTATGCTGTCCAGCAGGGTGTTGATGCTCAGGCTCAGATGGCAGTAGATAACAACAAAGCTCAACAGGAACAGGGGGTGTAACAGGTGAGCGAAGAAACAACAAACTTGAATAGTGATGGTCTTAGTGTCGACAATGGTGTCGATATTATGATCTCAGGTACTCAGCAACTCTCTCTTGATGGTGATGAAGCTTCAGGGCTTCTTAAGGAGGGTGGTGCTGTCCCTGTAGAGGAACCTCAGGAGGAGCCTCAGGCAGAACCTACGGCAGAGCCTCAGGGCGAACCTGAGGGTGACCTTAATGTAAAGATTGATAAGCACACGAAAACCTTAGATGCCCTTGGTAAGGATCTTAAGGCTAAAGGTGTGGACTTCAATCAGGCCATTAAGGAATACAATGAGTATGGGGCCTTGTCTAGTAAGACTATGGCTGACCTTGCTCAGGCAGGTTATCCTTCAGAGGTCATTGAGGGTTTCATTGAATCACGACAGAACCTTGAGAGTGAGTTCACTAATGCTGTCTATAATTCAGCAGGTGGAGAACAGACGTACAACAAGGTTATTGAGTGGGCACAAGGAAACCTCTCTAATAAGGTTCTGAGTTCCTTTAATCGAGCTATTGACAACAACAATCTTGAAGCTGTTACTCTTATGTTTGAGGGTATGAAAGCTAAGATGGTTGCTAAGCAAGGAACACGTAATCCTACTATTATGGGTGGTGGGGTTACTACGGGTGGCTATAAGGGCTTCTCAAGTAAGCAGGAAGTAGTGGAGGCTATGAGTGACCCCCGCTATGGTGCTGACCCCAGTTACACTAGAGCTATCGAAATGAAGATGTACTATACTCAGGTGTAACGTACCCATAATAAAAACATTTCCTAATAACAATAATATAACTACAATAAGAATATAATAAAATGGCTGCGTTAACCGCTAATTCTATTTCTAATCCTGGTCAGAATCTGAGCGCTGGTGATCGTGATGAGCTGTTCATGAAGATCTTCTCTGGTGAAGTCCTTACGGCTTTCACGAGAACGTCTGTCATGATGGACAAACAGATTGTTCGTACTATTCCGCACGGTCGTTCTGCTAGCTTCGCAGTGATGGGGCGTACTCATGCTAAGTACCTTACCCCGGGTAACTCCTTAGATGATCAGCGTAAGAAGATGGAGAACACGGAGCGAGTGATTGCTATCGATGGTCTCCTCACGGCTGATGCTCTTATCACGGATATCGATGATGCGATGAATCACTATGACGTCCGTACGGAATACTCTAAGCAGCTTGGTGAAGCTCTTGCTCAGGCTTTCGACTGTGCCTCTATCAATGAACTTGCTAACACGGGTGCTAAGACTGCCACGGGTATGCCTGAGAACATCCCTGATAATACTACTCTTGAAAATCCGGGTACGGGCAAGGCATTTGAGTATGTTACGGGTAAGGATGAAGCTACGACTGTGGAGTATGGCAACATCCTCCTGCAGGGTCTGATTGATGCCCGTGCTCAGTTTACGAAGAATTGGGTTCCGGCAGGTGACCGTTATTTCCTTGTCTCCCCTGAAGGTTATTCGGCTATCTGCCGTGCCCTTATGCCGGATGCTGCTAACTTTGCTGCTATCTTTGATCCGAATACGGGCAAGCTCCAGAATGTCTGTGGCTTCCAGATTGTGGAAACCCCGAACTTCTTGAACAATGGTGTTGATGGTAAGCACGCTCTTAAGGAGCAGATCTCTACGGCTGTCCTTCAGGGTATCGCCTTCCACCGTTCCGCTGTGGGTGCCCTTAAGCTGAAGGATCTCGCTATGGAACGTGCTCGCAGAGCTGAATATCAGGCTGATCAGATCATCGCTAAGATGGCTGTGGGTCACGGTGGCCTTCGTCCTGAAGCCGTGGGTCTCTTCGTTAAGACTGCTCAGGTTGGTGCGTAATGTACTCGGAATCCGACATTAAGGATTCCTATTTCTATGTCAACGGGGGTTCTAAGAAAGGCTCCCGTTTGACTGTAGAAGAAAAGATTAAATTAGGTTTGATTAAAGCTCCAACTGAAGTCAAACCTAAGGTAGTCTCTAGGAAGCCTAAGATCCCTGCAGCTCCCAAATAATACATAATAACAACTATAAATTACTACTACAAAGGATAAATTATGATTGTCACTCCTTCTAACAAACTAGATGCAGTGAATGAGATTTTATCTGCTGTAGGCTCTAGTCCTGTCAACTCACTTGAAGATGAACTGAATGTAGACGTTCTGAATGCAGTGAGGATTCTCGATAGTGTCTCTAAAGAGATTCAATCAAGAGGATGGGACTTTAATATTGAAGATTCAGTAGCTTTATTGCCGGATGCTGATACTAACTTAGTTCCCTGCCCTAATAATTATCTTAGGTTTGTCAGCAGTGGTTATAAGTTGATCAGACGATCCGGCTATTTTTTCGACATTCTTTCGCAGACCAATGAGTTCCCTGAGGGTTTGACTTTAGATACTCTGGTTAGAGGATTAGACTTTGAGGAGTTACCTGAGGTATTCCGTAAGTTCATTACTTGTCGTGCAGCTAGAATCTTCCAGATGAGATATCTTACTTCAGATGACCTGAATACGCATCTGATGACTGAGGAATCTAGTGCCTATGCAGATATCATTGACTATGATCTAACTACGGGTAACTATAATATCCTCAATGATGACCAATACATTTCTCAGTATATCCAGAGGAGCTAATAGGGATGCCATTAGTATCGCAATCAACAGTATCCTATAAGGGTGGCGTATCTCAGCAACCGGATATCCTTAGGTTTGCTGATCAGGTAGAGGAGCAGATCAATGGTTTCTCTAGTGAAGTCGATGGCCTGCAAAAGAGACCTCCTACACTTCACATTAAGAGACTTGGGGACAGAGTAGATCCACTCACTTCTAAGTATCATATCATTAACAGAGACGAGACTGAGCAGTATATCTTAGGTATGTCCAGCGGATCTCTAAAGGTATGGGATTTTGAAGGTAATGAAAAGAAAGTTGTTATTGACAATGATGCTAGTTATCTTAATGTCACGGATGCTAATGATGAATTTAGAGCAGTCACTGTTGCAGACTATACGTTCATTCTGAACCGTAGTAAAACCGTTGGTATGTCTAGCTCTACTACCCCTCGAAACGGTCAGGACACTGCACTAGCGTACATTAAGAATGCCTCCTATGCTAAGACCTATGCTCTCTTTATGGGCAGTACCTTTATGTGTGGTGTCATTACACCTGATGGTGGTGAAGCTAAGCAGGCTGTACAGACTACCTCTGCGTTCATTGCAGAGAAACTTGTAGCCTTAGCTACAGGTTCTCAGAATGCTGATTCGGGAGCCACTACCTATGATTGGCTATTAGGACAGCTTGGCGGCAGAGCCTCTATGGGGTTCGCTAAGAATCCTAATTTCAAATTCAATGCTTATAACTTCCGTGTCTTTGGTGATTCCGTAGTTTCCATCCAATCTAAGTCTAGCAAGGATATGCCTAATGTTATTGTTAAGGATGGCTTTGGCAACACTAATGCATATGTCTTGAAGGGTTACGTTAACAGTGTCTCTAAGCTTCCCCCTGCTGCTCCTAATGGTTACATCATGCGCATTAAGGGTGAATCTAACTCGGCTGATGATGACTACTATGTTAACTACAATGAAGGTAAGAATGCGTGGCTAGAGTGTGCCGCACCAAATATTCAGTATAAATTTGATTACTCTAGTATGCCTCATGCTCTCGTAAGAGAATCTGATGGCTCCTTCCACTTCAAAAGCCTTACTTGGACTGATAGAGCAGTAGGCGATGAGGACAGCAATCCTGAGCCTAGCTTCGTAGGGGAAACGCTGAATGATATGTTCTTCTACAGAAATCGCTTAGGGTTCATCAGTGGTGAAAATGTTATCCTCAGTGCTTCTGCTGATTTCTTTAATTTCTGGTTTAGATCAGCAGCTACTATTGCTGATACTGATCCAATTGACCTTGCTGTATCTTCAAACAAAGTCTGTATTCTAACACATGCAGTACCATTCAGCAGGGAACTAATGTTGTTCTCTAGAGAGGGACAATTTGTTCTCTCTAGCGATGGCGTACTGACCCCTAAGAGTGCTAAGGTTGATCAAATCACTTCCTTTGATTACAGTGATGATGCTCAGCCTTTAGGTGTAGGACAAAGTATTTTCTTTATCTCTAACAGAGTTAACTATTGCTCTCTTATGAGATACTATACGGTACAGGACGTAGCTGATCTTAAGGATGCTGAGGACGTAGCTACACATGTTCCTACGTATATTCCTAAGGGAATCTTTAGGCTCTCTGGTAATACTTCAGACAATGTAATCACACTATGTTCACGTACTCATCCTAACACTGTATGGATCTTTAAGTACATCGTTCAGAATTCCCAGAGTCTGCAGCAGTCATGGTGCAAATGGACGTTCCGATATGAAGGTACTCAGGTCTTACTTGCAGAGTTCGTAGGCTCTGAAATCTACTTCCTTATTAACACTGAAGGCGGACTGTTCTTAGAGAAGAGCAGGCTTACAGGTCAGGCAGTAGACTTCTCTGATGAGCCTGTAAGATACTTTATGGATCGTAAGGTACGCTATGTCATCCCTGCTACTAATAAGTACAGTGACTACAATGACTATACCGAGGTCTCCCTAAAGGATGTCTACGGTGCTGTTCCTAAGATTGGCTCAGCTACGTATTGTCTAGTTGGTACTGATGGCTACTATCATCAGGTATCCTCTTGGGATGATAATGGTGTCTTTAAGGTAACTGGGGATCTCAGAGGCATGACTTACTTCGTAGGCAGGCAATATGAATTTGATGTTGTATTGTCTAGACCAATGATTAAGAAAACTACTTCTGCTGGTGCTACAATCTCTGAAGATGAAGGCAGATTACAACTGAGATACTATTGGTTTAACTATAGTAACTCTGGTACCTTTGATGTGTCTGTAGACAATGATGTCAAGAATAAGCACTTTAAGTACACTTGTACATCTAAGGCCTTAAGTGAATCTCCATTAGTCTTAGGATCCTATAGAGTAGCAACAGGTAAGTTTAAGTTCCCTGTGCAGGACAATAGGACTGAGGTTAAGATTACAGTTACTTCAGATAATCCGTTGCCTGTGAACCTTATCTCTGGTGGTTGGGAAGGATATTATATTCGGAGGAATAGTCAGACGTGAGAAAGGGATTAACTCTTAAGAAAGCTATGGTAGGTGCTCTGCCTAGTATGGCGCCTATGGAGCAAGAGATTGATAAAGGTCTTGTTATGGCTACTCTGTCTCTGCCTGAGGCACCTATTGAATTAGATCATTTTCTGTGGGCAGGCTGTTACGTTAGAACCATTCTATTGAGAAAGGGTGAGATTGGTGCAGGTGCTTTCATTAAGATTCCTACAGTGGTTATCGTTAGTGGGTACTGTAAGGTTGTCGTAGGGGATCACCTAGAGGAGATCTCTGGCTATTCTGTATTGAAAGGTATGGATGGCCGTAGGCAGGTCTTTAGTGCCTTTGAGGACACATACATTACAATGTTCTTTGCTAGTAACGCATCTACTGTAGAGGAAGCAGAGAAAGAGTTTACTGATGAGTGGCAGTTATTAACTAACAATAGAGAGGAACTATGTCAGGAATAAGTGCTGCAGGTGCAGTAATCGGTGCAGTTGCAGGTGGTGGCAGTTCCCTGTGGCAGAAATCAAAGTACAACAGATCTCTCACTAAAGCATTCAAGAAACAGATGTACTATGCTCAGATGAACTACAATTGGAATCAGAACCAATTGACTAGACAAGAGCAGAGTGCCTATGATAATGCTGTGAGCAACTTATTTCAGTTGTCTTATAATGCCCTCCAGAATAACTCTGCAGTTGAAGCTTCATTGGCTGAGACAGGTTACGAGGGGCGTACTTCAGGGCAAATCAAGAGATCCATTTCAGGTGCTGTGCTTCGACAAAAGACTGCCCTTAAGGATGCCTATGAGACTGATGTAGTAAACATTAGATCTCAGAAGGATGCCCTGTATGTCCAAATGAAGAATACTGTAGAGCAGGCTAGGGATCAACTCAAGAGCCAATATAAGGGTGGCATTAGTTACCTTATGGAGTTCCTTGATACATCAGCTAAAGGTGCAGCAATAGGTGCATTTACAGCAGGTGCAGGCAGTGCCCTTGCGGGTGCAGCAGGTGGAGCTGCGGGTGGTACCGGAGGTTCCATTGCAGGCACTGTCGGTGGAGAGACAGTACTTGCAGGTACCTCTAGTGTTGGGGGTTCTGCAGGTCTTTCAGGTGCCGCAGGCGCTAGTGCTTTAGGTACATCTACTGCAGGAGTCACTACTTCTGCATCTACTACAGGTACTGGAGGAAGCTTCATGAGTAACTTCATGGCTAACTATAGCACAATGAGAACTAACAATGCAGGTATGTTTAACTTCCTTGATTATCTGCAGAATGCTACAGGTGCACTGAACCAAGGATTCAATGGAGGCAGACGAGGTTCCTATGGAGGTTATTACTACTAATGGCTTATAAGAATACAGCAGGCACTTCATCCATTGCTAACGAGATGGGTACTTGGAGGTACTTCAATTCTGGCTTAGCTAAGCTAGGGGAATATAAGGGTGCCTCATTAAACATTCCTGAGAAGTCTGTTCAGCCTGAGGAACGTAACTGGGCTGAATCACTAATGCATGCCTTTAGGGGTATCGGTAAGGCTACCGAAGATTACTTTAAGGTTGAGACTGATCGAAAGAATAAGATCGTTGACGAGTACCTGAAACAGCATTCACTTGAGGATTACCAAAGAGATATTCAGGCTCATGCAGTGCCATTCCAAGATGATCCTATTGCTATGGCTCGTCTTAAGTACATGCATGGCAAGATGGCTTACTCCATTATTAAGCAGGACTTTGAGAGAGAAGTCATTGATAAGAACCTGCTTAAGGATATGTCTCCTGAGCAGATCGATGCTGAAGCCTTTAGGTACTTCCAAGAATCCCAGAGTGATATGTTGGAAGCCTTTGGGTACGATGGTTCTGATGAGTACTTCCGCAGGGGCTTCTATGAGACTTCCCCTGAGGGACGTGTAGGGTTCATTGCTAAGGCTCAGTCAGTAGACAACAATGAGAAAACTCAAGCATCAATCTTAGCAGAATCAGCTAACTTTAGTGCTATCGTTAATGATCCTAATGCTAACTATAAGAGCATTGTAGGAGTCTTTGATCAGGTCTATGATACTGTAGGTGTTCATTATACACCTGAGCAACAGAAGAAGCTCATTGACAACATGATCACTATGGTAGCTAATCGCTCTGATGGTGTGCAGTTGCTCGAACAATTGGGTGACTATACTCCCCCCTATGCTAAGAATGGGGAGAGCCTTAAGAACATCATGGGTGAGCTTGCTTGGGGCAAAGCTAAGGCACAGGCTAGAGCTACTATGTGGACTAGGGATGCTGAGGTCTGGGGCGAAGATCATAGACGAGTAGAAGCATTCGTTAATGAGGGCAACTACCAGACCATTGATGAGATGGCTCAGTGGGAAGCCCAGAGTTCTGGGGGTGCCCTTAGTGACCGCTATAAGTGGCTCATTCAGGCAGGCCAGAGGGCACGAACTCAGGCAGATAGATTGGTTGCTCAAGCCAATAGGGATGCTGAGAAACAAGCTAAGGATGCTGCTACTCTTCAGAATGGTAACCTTTATCTAGATGCCCTAAAGACAGGCGGGGGTGTCTATAAACCTGATATCCTTGATTTGACTAGTAAAGACTTAGATAAGCTCTTTACTAATAACGTTGAATCAGGCGTGTACACTACTGAGGATATCTTTCAGATTGCTTCAAATCCATCAGGTGGCTATAATCCTGCTAAAGCTTACCTTAGTGCAGAAGCTAAGAAAGTAATGAGCTCCCTTACAGGGGACGTTCGTAAACTTACAGAATCTAAAGTGTCTAACGTAAAGGCTCCTCAGCAGTTAGATATGATGTTGTCACTGTATAAGGCTCATCCAGATAGCTTTGAGTTAGCCTTTGGTGATATGAAGTCTTATGAGCAAAACTTAGTCAGAGCTTTAGTGAACAGTATTTCAACAGGTTCCTCCTATGAGGACTGCATTAGGGCGGCCTCAAGATACCAAGAGCTATCCTCTACTGCTGATGGCAGACACACCATTCAGGCTATGCAGGATAATATCTCTAATGATCTCGATATCTCGTTCAACGATAAGTACTCTAAGACTGTTGCTTTCAACAAAGCTCTGAGCTACTCATACTTTAATGAGGATATGAGTGATGCTATAGACAAAGCTAAGAAGGATATGGAGGAATCTAATGTCAAACTAATGGGCTCCTATATTCCCAATAGTCTCTTTAGTGTCCCTAACGCTTCCTTTAGTGATGTTCAGGAGTACACTGAAAAGTTACTTGAGGCAGCCTTTGAGAAGAACAAATGGACTGTTGATAAGGACGTTATTGTTGGGTATAACCCTCAGACAGATACCTTAGACGTCTATGATATCACTAATGGCCGTGTTAAGTTTAGAGTAGACAATAAGTTCATTAATGACAGCTACAAGAGTTACATTGATGAACGTGCTAAGAATCCTGCTAAGACTTATGGACAGCAGTGGATTATTAAGGCTCATGAGGCTAATCGAAAGTGGAACGAGAGAACTGAAGGTATTGATACATGGCAGACAACGAAGTAACCACTAGAAACCCTTTTGTCTCCTCTTCAGATAAAGCTTTGAATTCCTTGTCAGGTGTTGATCAAGTAAGTACTTTTACTGAGCACCAAAAGGCTGAGTTTAATGCTCAGCAACAAGAAGAGCAAAAGAGAAAAGAAGAGGAAGCTGAAACTGATGTAGGCTTTGTAGGTGGTTTTTGGAATACTTGGGCACCTAAAGAAGTACAAAAGTACCTTGGGGGTAACTATGATTTCTTTAGTCCTCCCGCATATACTCCTACTGATGCTGAGCGTACTTCTATTTTGGAACTATTTGATTATAACTTAGATAGGTACAACAGTGCTCTATGGGGAGCTCAGAACAAAGCTCAGTTTGATCTTAACGTAGCACTCATGAAGGAGGTAGATGACTATCGTAAGAAACAATCTTATGCCTCCCTATGGAATAACCTATTGTCAGGTGCAGGCTCTATGGCAGGGGATCCTTTGTCATATACTCCTGTAGGGGGAGGGTCTTTAGTTGCTAGAGTTGGACTAGGGGCAGTCTCTGGGGCAGTCTCAGGTCAGCTCGATAATTGGTCTATGGGCGATGACAACAGTGCCTTTATGGACTTCGGTATTGGGATGGCCTTTGGTGGCACCATTGAAGGAGCAGCAAAGCTCTTAGGTGGCTCTAAGAAGAACATTGGTGAAGCCTTAGGGGATGTCTCTAGGCGTGCCACTATTCAAGTAAAGAACTTTGCTGATAAAGGTGAAGAAGCTATTACTAAAGAGGCTCCTAAGGGTATCGTTAATGATCTCTTAGTTAAGATTGAATCAAAGCTTCCGTCAATCACTGTTCAAGGTGCTATAGACAAACTGCCTGATACCTTAGGTGCTAAGACCTTTAAAGATATCGTTTGGGATCGCTTAGGCAAGTCTGAAAGAGGCGATAGAGCTACAGGCAGACAGTTCAGTACTGATAGCTTCACTGCAGAGGAATATAGAAATTACTATAGAGACAAAGGCAGAAAGTACAGTGATTCATACTTTGATTATCGTCAAAAGCTGTTCAATGAGTACGACAGTCAGTACTCTTACGATGACATTGATCACCTGATTAAACAAAAGGTTGAAGGCTTTGAGACCCCTTTAGATTCTTCAAAGAACTTCCAGAATGCTGTTAAAGAGTACCAAGGGTTCTACAACTTCTATGGTGGAGCTCTTGTCAACGGTAAGATGATTAAGGGTGTTGAGGACTACTTCCCACATATTGTCTCCTTTAAGAAAGCTTCAGACTTTGTAGATTCACTTGGGACAGCATCTAGATTAGGGAACATTAAGATTGCTCAAGAGAAGATTGCTAAGCTCC